GTTCCATATAGATTTGTTCCATGTATGTGCGCGGGACTTGCTTATTATATATCATTAAAACTTGCTCCACAAAGAACACAAGAGCTAAGATTATTATACGAAGATGAATTAAAAAGAGCATTAGAACAAGATGGCTCTTCTTCAAGTTCATTTATAACACCAAAAACTTATTATCCAAATGTCTAATTTATCTAGAGGAAAATATTCATATATGATTTCTGACCGATCTGGTCAGAGATTTCCATATCAAGAAATGGTTCAAGAATGGAATGGATCATGGGTGCATATTTCTGAATATGAAGCTAAACAACCTCAATTAGAACCAAAACCAACTACTGCAGATCCACAAGGTTTAAGATATGCTCATCCTGATAGAATTGAACCACCGGTAATTGTAGCACTTACTCCTAATCCTTTTTCAACTACAAAATATGCAGGTTCTACTTATATAAATGTATTTTCACAAGATCATGGAAGACAAACAGGGAACATTGTTAGGTTTAGAGGACCACCAGAAGTTAATACAATTGGAACTCCAACAAGAGAAGATTCATTTGATTCAGTACCATCATTTGATGGTGTGACAGATATTTCAAATGCAAATGGATTTACAATCACAGTTGGAAAAATAGATTCATCTGGTATTGTAAGTGATACTTTAAATTATTTTTATTTTTTAAGTACAGATACAGCAACGGTTGGCAATATATCAGGAGGCGGGGCACAATGTTCTGCAGGTCCAGTAACTTTACAGGCTTAATATGACATATTCAGAATTAGTTACAAAAATTAGAGATTATACAGAAGTAGATTCTAACGTATTAACTTCAACTATTATAAATGGATTCATTCAAGATGCAGAATTTAGAATTTTAAGAGATGTAGATTCTGATAATAATAGAAAATATGATACCTCTACTTTTGTAGTAAGCCAAAAATATTTAAATACACCAGCTAATCTTTTAGTAATTAGATCTGCAGAAGTTATAAATGCAGGAACTAGATCTTTTTTAGATGTTAGAGATATGAGTTTTATTGATGAATATAATTCAACGGGAGTTACAGGAGTTCCTAAATATTATGCAAATTGGAACGAAAATACTATACAATTTGCACCTATTCCAGATCAGGCTTATACAATTCAATTAAATTATATCTTGAAACCAACTGGATTATCGTCTACAAATACGACTACATATTTAAGTCAACAATTTCCCAATGGCTTATTATATGCTTGCCTAGTTGAGGCATATGGATTTTTAAAAGGTCCTGCAGATATGTTGCAATACTATGAAAATAGGTATAAACAAGCTATCGAAGGATTCTCATTAGAACAAATGGGAAGAAGACGAACTGATGAGTTTCTTGATGGAGAGCCTCGTATAGTTCGAAAACCACAATAGGAGAAAAAAAGTATGGCTATTACACAAGCGTTACCAAATAGTTTTAAAAAACAACTATTGGATGGTGATCAAGATTTTTCATCAGCAGGTGGAGATGTTTTTAAATTAGCTCTTTATGTATCAACTGCAACACTAGGTGCTTCAACAACTGCATACACTTCAACAGGTGAAGTTGCTGCATCAGGAGACTATGTTGCTGGAGGTAAAGCATTAGTAAATTCTGGAACATCAGTTGTATCTACAGTTGCTTTTACAGATTTTGCTGACCTATCTTTTACAGGTGTAACAATAACTGCAAGAGGAGCATTAATTTATAATACTTCTTTTTCAAATGCGGCAGTTGCAGTATTAAACTTTGTAACTGATAAAACAGCTACAGACGGAACATTTACAATTCAATTTCCAGCTTTCACATCTACATCAGCTATAATTAGAATTTCTTAACAGGAGTTTAGCCCATGGCTATAGTTGACGGTTGGGGTAGGGGAACCTGGGGAGAAGGAGCCTGGGGTTCAAATATTCCAATTGAAGTCACAGGTGAACAACTCACATCTTCTTTAAATAGTGTCACTGTAGTAGTAACATCTAATGTAATTGTAAATGCAGTAGGTCAAAACTTAACTACAGTTTTAAATAGTGTTGGTATTTCTGCTGACGGTAATGTTTCTGTTCCTGTATTTGAAAATCCATTAATTACAAATATAAATAGTGTAAATGTATTAGCAGATGCTAATGTTTCATTAACAGGTCAAAGTTTAACAACTGCTTTAAATTCTGTTACAGCTTTAGGAACAGCAAATGTTTCATTAACTGGCCAAAATTTAACTATAGCTTTAAATTCAGTTTCAGTTTTAGCAAATGCTAATGTAAATTTAACAGGTCAAAATTTAACTACAGCTTTAAATTCAGTTACTCCTTTAGCAAATGCTAATGTAAATTTAACAGGTCAAAATTTAACTACAGCTTTAAATTCAGTAACAGTTACAATTATTACTGATGTTCCAGTTACCGGTCAAAATTTAACTACAGCTTTAAATTCAGTAACGGCTATTGGAGATGCTAATATAAATTTAACAGGTCAACAATTAACTTCTGTATTAGGACAAGTAGACCCAAGCCCAGATGTTGCATTAGTAGGTCAACAATTAACTAGCGCAATAGGTAGTGTAAATATAGTAGTTGGCGTAGTTGTTAATGTTACAGGTCAAGAATTAAACATTAATTTAGGTATTCCAAGTGTTCAAATTGATGCTATTGCAAAGGTTACAGGTCAGGCATTAACAGCTACTCTTGGAAATGTTAAATTTAGTATATGGACAGAAGTTGATACTGGTGATACAGTGGCTTATTCAGGTGTGAATACAGGAACCTCTGTAAATTGGACAGAGATTGACACTGCCGCATAAATAATTTAAAAACGACAAGGACTTAAATATGGCATCTACTTATTCTACAGATCTAAAACTAGAACTTATGGTCACAGGCGAAAACGCCGGTACCTGGGGAACTAAAACAAATACAAACTTAAATTTATTACAACAAGCTGTTGCGGGTTATCAAGAAGTATCAATTGCAGGTGGAGCTCAAACAACCGCTCTTGCAATGACCGATGCTGCTCTTTCTAATGCAAGAAATGCAGTTATAAAATTTACAGGAACTATTACAGGAAACCAAGTTGTAACAATTCCAGATGGTATTGAAAAAGTTTATACTATTTATAATGGAACAACAGGTGCTTTTACTGTTCAATTTAAAACAGTTTCAGGCACAGGACCTACATTTTCAACAACAAATAAAGGAGCATTATTTGTTTATTCAGATGGAACAAATATAGTAAATGTTAACTCTTTATTAAAAACAATAAGTTTATTTACTTTACCAGCAACTGATGGTACAAGTGGACAAGCTATAACTACAGATGGTTCAGGTAATTTAAGCTTTAGCAGTGTATCTACTGCTGGTTTTGCTATTGCAATGGCGATAGCATTATAATATAAGGAAGTATAATGGCACAAAATTTTAGAAGATATACAAACAACAACGTTGGAACATCAGCTGTTACATCTTTCACAGCAAACAGTTATGATACTGTAATTGGTATTTCTCTTTCAAACATTTTATCTACAACTGTTAATGCAGATGTTTACATCAATGATGGAACAAACGATATTTATTTAGTTAAAAGTGCTCCTATCGTCCCAGGATCCGCTCTTCAAGTTTTAGATGGCGGCGCAAAATTTGTAATGCAAAATGGTGATGCTTTAAAAATAGTATCCGATACTGCAGCATCTTTAGACGTTTGGGTTTCGACTGTAGATGATATAAGCTCATAGGATAATCTATATGCCATATATTGGAAACACTCCTGCATTAGATTACATAAGTTTCGCCGTACAAAATTTTACCGTTACAGCTGGAACAACAGTTTACACTTTAGATTATTCAGTTTCAAATGAGAATGATATTGCACTCTATATAAATAGTGTTGCTCAAAGACCAGGTGCATCGTTTGCATATTCAGCAACTGGAACTACTTTAACATTAACATCAGCAACTTTAGCAACGGATACAATGTATGCAGTCTTCATTGGTAGAGCTGTGCAAACAGTTACGCCTCCTGCAAATATTAATTTACAACTTGCAGATGGAACAGCAGCAGCTCCTTCATTAAATTTTGCAAACGATACGAACACTGGAATTTTTAGACCGGCTGCCGACACAATAGCTTTTACAGAAGGTGGTACAGAAGCTATGAGGATAGATAGTAGTGGGAGATTATTAGTTGGTATAGAAACAAGTCGTACACAAGGATATGGTGATGCTTCCTCATTACAACTTGAAGGTACTTCTTATACAAAAGCATCTATTGGTTTAATGCTTGATTCAAATAATACAGATGCTCCAAGTATTAATTTTGGAAAATCAAGAGGAACAGTTGTTGGTTCAAATACAGTTGTTCAAAATGGTGATCGTCTTGGTGTAATTAATTTTGGTGGTGCTGATGGAACAGATTCAGCTACAGGTTCAAGAATTACTTGTGAAGTAGATGCGACTCCTGGTAATAATGATATGCCTGGACGTTTAATTTTTTCTACCACACCAGATGGATCGGCTGCTCCTACAGAACGTATGCGTATATCATCTGGTGGTTCTGTAATGATTAACACAACAGCAAATGATCTTGGTAAATTAAATGTTAGTGGTTCTATTTATTTATTTGATTTAGGTAGTGGTGCAGGTTCATCAACACTTAAATATGACCACCTATCAACGGGTAGAGTAACTTATGACACCTCATCTAGATTAGTTAAAGAAAATATAGAAAATTCACCTTATGGTTTAAATGAAATTTTAAAATTACAACCTAGAAAATATTTTAGAAAAGATGATCAACGAAATGAAATTGGTTTAATTGCAGATGAAGTTGTAGATATTCTTCCAGAGTTTGTTCCTATTGGACAAAAAAAATTAATTACGGAAAACAAAGAAGATGTTGAGTTAATACCAGTTGGTGTAAATTATGAAAAATTAACAGCGGTTCTTATTAAAGGTATTCAAGAACTGTCAGTAAAAAATGATGTGCTAGAAGCAAGATTAACAGCTTTGGAGAATAACTAATGCCCATTAGCCAAGTACCTTTCGCCGGAATCTCGAATCCAGTTGACTTTAGAAATATCGTCATCAATGGTGATATGCAAATTGCACAAAGAAGCACAAGTGTGGCTTCTATAACAACAATTGGTATCTATACTGTTGATAGATTTAAAATAATAATTAATTCACTAGGAACATGGACAAATTCGCAATCAACTGATGTGCCAACTGGTCAAGGTTTTGCGAATTCTTTTAAATTAGATTGTACAACTGCTGACGCTGCACCTGCTGCGGGTGATTATATAATTTTATCTCAAGTTTTTGAAGGACAAAATTTACAATACTTAAAAAAAGGAACTGCTAATGCGTCACCTTTAACAGCATCATTTTGGGTAAAATCTACAAAAACTGGTACATTTATTTTAGAACTTAATGATTTAAATAATTCAAGAAGTATATCAAAATCTTATACTGTAAGTGTATCTAATACTTGGGAATTTAAAACTATAACTTATGCTGGAGATACAACTGGTGCATTTACAAAT